GCGACGGCTCAGGGGCGGGGTCACGAATTTCGCTCTGTTAGCAAAAGTTTTCAATTTTTCCGGGAAGGAGGGCGGAGATGGCAAAAAAGGATCTGAGTTTTGACGAGATCATGGAACTTGCTGATCAGTATGGCGTGAAAGATAATGTTTTGTTTATCTCCGCCGCTGAACGGTACGCGGGGCAGATGGATCTGATCAGGAAGATCCAGGAAGATCTGGATAAGCGCGGGCTGATCTTTGTGGTGGTTGGTTCAACCGGCCAGCAGAAGATCGAAGCGAACCCGATGGCCTCGCAGCTGCCGAAGTACAATGACACGGCCAACAAAACCCTGGGCGTTATGCTGGATATTATCCAGCGCCTGGGGACGGCAGCGCCGGCAGGGGATAAGCTGGGTGAATTCCTGAATGAATGAAAACTGGCTGCTGCGATATTATCAGATGATCGAAGACGGGTCTGTGACAGTTGGTCACTGGATCCGTCTTTTGTATGAGCGGATAATTGCAGATCTTGAAGCAAAGGCGTATTTCTTCGATCAGAAGAAGGCGAACAGGGCCATCCGGTTTTTCGAAAAGTTCTGCCATCATAGCAAGGGGAAACTGGCCCCGCAGCTGGTGAAGCTGGAGATCTGGCAGAAGGCACTTCTTAGCTGTATGTTCGGACTGGTGGATGAAAAGGGCGTCCGGGTGTACAGAGAAGTGTTTATTGTTATGGGCCGCAAGTGCGGAAAATCCCTTCTGGCCTCCGGCGTCGCGGAATATATGGCCTATGCGGACGGGGAACGCGGCGCGGATGTGTATATGCTCGCTCCGAAGCTCGACCAGGCTGATATCGTGTTTAATGATTTCTGGCAGAGCATTTCCGCAGAGCCGGATCTGATGAAGATCACGAAAAAGCGGAAAATGGACATCTACATCGAGAGCACGAACACATCGATTAAGAAGGTCCCGTTTTCCGAAAAGAAGAGCGACGGATTCAACCCACATCTGACCGTATGCGATGAGGTCGCTGCCTGGGTCGGTGATAACGGGCTAAAACAGTATGCTGTTATGACATCCGCTCTCGGAAGCCGTGAGCAGCCGATGATCATGAGCATAACCACGGCGAACTATGTCAATGATGGGATCTATGATGAGCTCTTCCGGCGGTCCACAAGTTTCCTGCAGGGGAACAGCCGGGAAAAGCGTCTGTTGCCGTTTCTGTACCAGATCGATGATGTTGAGAAATGGAACGATCTGAGCGAGCTGCAGAAGAGTATCCCAAATCTGGGCGTCAGTGTGAGCGCCGGGTATATCCTGGAAGAGATCGCGAAGGCTGAGGAAACGCTGGCGAACAAAGCGGAGTTTATGACGAAGTTCGCCTGTATAAAGCAGAACAGCAGCCAGGCGTGGCTTAACGTTCAGGATATTAAGAAGTGCTTCGGGAACAACAAGACACTGGAAGATTTTCGCCATTCATACGCGCTGGGCGGGATCGATCTGAGCCTGGCTGTGGACCTGACGGCAGCCGTGATCGTGATTGAGAAGGATGGCGTTTCGTGGTTCTTCACACAGTTTTTCATGCCGGAGAACAAGGTACAAGAGGCCACAGCGCGGGACGGGCTGCCGTATGATATCTATCGCCAACGCGGGCTGCTCACTGTCTGCGGCGAGAACACAGTGGATTATCACGCCGTTCATGACTGGTTCCGTATGCTGGAGCGCGACTATGAGATCCTCCCGCTGCGGGTTGGATATGACAGATACTCCGCTGCGTATCTGGTCCAGGATATGGAAGCGGACGGCTATATCATGGAATCCGTCAGCCAGGGGAGCAACCTGACCGGCGTCCTGATCGACATGGAGGGCATGATTAAGGACGGCCGCCTCCGCTGCGGAGATGATAACGATCTGATGAAGATCCACATGCTGGACAGCGCGCTGAAGTTCGAGGAAGGAACGAACAGACGCCGGCTGATAAAAATCAACGCAAAGCAACACATCGACGGCATGGCCGCACTTAGTGACGCGATCTGCATGCGTCATAACTATTATGAAGAGCTGCAGACGCAGCTGAGTAACGAGAGGTGAAACACATGGGACTGATTGACCGGATCTTCGGGAGGCCGCGGCAGCAGAGCCAGGCGGACGGGAGATTTGAGACATTTACTGCTTACAGCCCTGTGTTCCGCAGCTGGGGCGGCCGGATCTATGAGAGCGAGCTGGTGCGTGCGGCTGTGGACGCAAAGGCCCGGCATGCGTGCAAACTGCAATATACCATGGAAGGATCTGCGAGACCGCGCCTGTACACGGCGACAAAGACCGCACCTAACCCGTGGTATACCTGGCCGCAGTTTCTGGAGCGCTGCTCGAATATTTATGACGTCGAGAACAATCTTTTCATCGTGCCGGTCCTGGATCAGCATGGCGAGGTCATCGGATTTTTCCCGGTTGTTCCGAGTGGGTGCGAGGTTGTGCAGCGGAATGGCGTCCCCTATCTGAAATATTCGTTCTATGGTGGGAAAACCAGATCCATGGAGTTGAGCCGGTGCGCCATTATCCCGAAGCACCAGCTGAAGGATGATTTCTTCGGAGAGAAGAACACGGCGCTGGATTCGACCATGCAGCTGGTGACGATGGTCAACCAGGGCATTCAGGAAGGCGTGAAGAACAGCGCTACATACCGTTTTATGGCCCAGCTGGTCAGCAAGGCATTTGATGAGGATCTTCGGAAAGAGCGGGAGCGGTTCGACCGGAACAATTTCCAGACGGGCGGCGGCGGGCTGCTTCTGTTCGGGAACCAGATGCAGAATATCAAAGAGCTGTCACAGAAACAGTTCCAGGTAGATCCGGCTCAGATGAGCCTGATCAAAGAAAACGTGTACAGCTATTTCGGAGTCTCTGAAGCTGTAATCCAAAACAAGGCGACCGGCGACGAGCTCGATGCATTCTTTAACGGCGCGATCGAACCGCTGGCGATCAAATTGTCTGACGCTCTGACGCGGATGGTATTCACTGAGCGCGAACGGAACAGCGGGAACAGGATCATGTTTGTTGCGAACCGGCTGCAGTATATGAACGTCGGCAGTAAGATCAGTATGGCCCAGCAGCTGGGTGACCGGGGCGTGCTGACAATCGACGAGATCCGCGAGCTGTTCAACTATGCGCCGCTTCCGGATGGCAAAGGCGCGTATGTGCCGATCCGCGGCGAGTACAAAAACGTGAATGACGGGGGCCAAAACGATGCTGACGGAGACGGAGATGGAGCTGCTTCTGGATCTGATGCTGATGGATCCGAAGAAGGAGGAAACGAACAATGACAGGAGTGAAGGAAGTCCGGAGCCTGACGCTTGAGCTGAGGGCAGAGCAGGACGAACAGGGCGCGGTGATTACCGGATACCCGATCGTATTCGGGCAGGAAACGGTGATCGGCGGATTCGCTCGGGAGATTATTGAACCGGAGGCCGTGAGTGATCCGGCACTGCTCCGGGATGTGGCCCTGATGGTGGGACATGACTTCGGGATGATTCCCCTGGCACACAGCCGGCGGAATAACGGAAGCAGCACCATGCAGCTGACGCCGGACGCGCATGGTGTGGCCATGCGGGCAGTTCTCGACGTGGAGAACAACCCGAAGGCGAAAGAGGCTTATTCAGCGGTCAAACGCGGGGATATTTCCGGAATGTCGTTCGCGTTTACTGTGAATAAAGAGAGCTGGGAAGACCTGGATCAGGATATGCCACTGCGGCGGATCACGGGGATCGGCAAGATCTTCGAGGTTAGCCTGGTTGCATTCCCGGCTTATGAAGGCACGAGCGTACAGGCCGCTTCCGAAAGCACCGCGCTGGAGAGCGTGAGGGCTTCGCTGGACAGCGCAAAGGAACAGGCCGAACATGATCGGGCCGAACAGGCCGAACAGGAGCGCCGGACGGCGGTTTTGGATTGGCTGAACGAATACGTGGAGCAGCACTGCTCCGGAAAGGAGGAAGAATCGAACGATGTTTGATTTTTCTGAGATGAACGTGGAGCAGCTGGAAGAGAAACGGAACGAGCTGCTCAATGAGATGCAGACGCCGGAAACCAGGGACGCACTGAGCGCGGATGATCTGGAGAGCCGGAAGACCGCGATCGAAGAGATCGACGCGGAACTGGAAGCCCGCAGAAAAGCAGCTGCGGAGGCTGAAGAGATCCGCCAGGAAGTGGCGGAAGGGAATGATCCTGTTATCAGGACGTTTGAAGAAAATAACGAGGAGGAACGCAAAATGAATTTTGAAGTCAATTCCACCGAGTATCGTGATCTGTGGATCAAGAATCTGCAGGGCCGGCTGAACGAAGAAGAAAAGCGGGCCTATGCGAGCAACAGCACCAATGCGGTGCCGACCATCGTTGCAGATAAGTTCTTCGAAAAGATGAAGAAACTCGCTCCCATGCTGAGCGAGATCACCCTGCTGCGCGTCGCCGGCAACCTGAAGTTTGTCGCTGAGGGCACCCGCAATGATGCCACCGCAAAGCACACCGAAAACAGCGCCATGGCCGCTGCGGCTGATGCCACCGTGGCCGTCACCCTGGGCGGGTTCGAGTTCATGAAGGTTATCCAGATCAGCCGGACCGCTGCTCTGATGAGCATCGATGCTTTCCAGGGATGGCTGGTTGAGATGCTGGCCGGGGATATCGCCCGCGCCATCGACAACTACATCCTGAATGATGCCACCAACGGCGTGGCCGCTCTGACCTTCACGACCGGCACGAACCAGATCCTGAACACCGCGACCACAGGATACACCTATGCGAACGTGTGCGATCTGATCGCGCTGCTGCCGGCGGCCTATGATGCGGAAGCGAAGTTCCTGGTCAACAAGAAAACCCTGTACACCAAGATCGCCGGTATCGTCGGTTCCGACGGCCATCCGATCTTTGTGCCGGATACCGTGAACGGCGTCGGTGGCCGTCTGATGGGCTATCCTGTGGTTGTGGACGATTATGTCACCACCGCGAACAATGCCCTGTATCTGGGCAAGTGGACCGATGTGGTCGGCAATCTGCCTGAGGATATCCATGTGGATTCTGACGAATCCGCCGGGTTCACCGCGAACAGCATTATGTATCGCGGTATCGCCGTGTTTGACTCCAAGCCCGCGAAGGGCGACGCCATCGTGCGCCTGGTCAGCACTGCGTCCTAATGTTCTTCCGGCGACGGCCTGAAGATATAGCCGGGGCGGGTTGAGCACCCTTCCCCGCTCCGGCGCTTTTTAAGGGTGCAGAAAAGGGGCAAAAATGAAAACGATGATCGCGATACCGTGCATGGACACGGTGCAAACCGAATTCGCTCAGAGCCTCGTTAATATGCGACCCGTCGGAGAGATCCGGCACGCTTTCGAGAGCTGTTCGCTGATCTACAAATCACGGACGGATCTGGGGCTGCTGGCGATCAAAGAGGGCGCTGATTTCGTGCTCTGGCTCGACAGTGACGTCATTTTCCCGTCTGACCTGATGATTGACCTTATGGAAGACATGAAGGGACGGGATATCGTGACGGGCGTTTACTACATGCGGCGGGCGCCTTTTAAGCCGGTTATCTGGAAGACGCTCCGGCAGGGGCTGACACCGGACGAAAACGAGAGCGTGGATTATAACGATTATCCAAAAGATCAGATCTTCGAAGTTGATGGCTGCGGGTTTGGGGCGGTCATGATGCGGACCAGCGTACTGGAAGCAGTACGCGATAAGTATCATGAACTGTTCGCACCGGTGCCAGGATACGGGGAAGACCTGAGTTTTTGTGTCCGGGCACGGGGATGCGGGTTCAAGATCTATTGCGATCCGCGGATCCAGATCGGGCACAAGGCCGCGACCATCGTCACAGGCGAATCTTTCGAAGCCTACCGGAAAGCCGGCGGGCTTATTTAAGTGAGGGGAAGGAAATGCTGCAGGAAACACGAAAGGCGCTGCGGATCAGCACAACTGCCTACGATTCGGAGCTGGTAAGCCTGATCCGGGCGGGATATCAGGATCTACAGATTGCCGGGATTAACATTTTCGGCAGCGTGGATTTCTCTGAGAATGACCAAACCGGAGAATGGACGGACAACAGCACACTGGAAGACGACCTGACGAAACGGGCCATCATTACCTATGTGCGCGTGCATTTCGGAAGTCCTCCGGATTACGATCGGATTAAGGAATCCTATGATGAGCAGAAGGTGCAGCTGATGCACGCCACAGGATATACAGACTGGGGTGATCACTGATGCTGAGGGCTGATGTGATCCAGCTGATCACGGAGAACCGGACCGGGCATGGAGTGCATGAGGCCGTGACCGAATCGGCGCGGACCGTATTCTGCACCGTGCAGAGTGTAACAAGATCCGAATACTATGACGCGTTGAACGCCGGTATCCAGCCCAGCCTGGTATTTCGCCTGGCTCTGGCGGAGGATTACCAGAACGAGCGCGTGATCCGGTATAAGGATCTGAAATATCGGGTCATACGAACCTATATGACCGACGATGACGGGATTGAGATCACAGTGGAGAGGAGTGACGAGAATGGCCAGAACTAAGAAAAACGCGGAGCCGGTCACGATCGATATTGTGGATCTGATTACCGCAAAGCTCGACGAAATGGAAGGCATTTCCGTGACTCGGGATGCCTGGGAGAACGAGGCGCCGGAACAGTATGGCGTCATCGAAATGGACGAAGAGCCGATGCAGATCAGTGCGGACGGGCACGTCATTGACGAAAACTATCGGCTGACGCTGACGCTCTATGTCAATGGGAGCAGCGATGCCTGGGCGGGTAACGTCCGGGAGAAACTGGATGAACTGGAAAGCGCATATGAGTGGCTGGATATCGGTTGCCGGATGATCATGCATCAGTTTGTGTTTTCCATCGGAAAAGTGCGCTGGGCATTCCGGCTGACTGTGCCGGGGCCGCTGATCCGGACGGTGACCTGATCATGGCAAGGATGACCGTTGACGGGATGGATACCCAGATCCTGAAGATCGACAACCTGGAAACAAGCATGAGGCGAACCGGCATCCGGCGGATCGTTGAGGCGGGGGCGAAAGTAGCCGCTGATGAGATGGGTGAAAACATCCAGAAATATAATCACGTCGGGAAAACGGGGAGCATGCGCGACAATGTGGGCGGAGCCGAATATAAGGAAAGATTCGACGGCGGAGAGATGAACGTTTATCCGCTTGGGAACGATCCTCGCGGCGTAAGCAATGCATTGAAAGCGTTTGTGATCAACTATGGACTGGGAGCAAATCCGACGATCCGAAGCGGAAAGAAAAGGATACCAAACCGGACAGGCGACAAGTTCATCACCGGGAACTTCCGGAAAAGCAAAGAAAAGGTGCAGTCAGCAATGGCGGCCGAGGCTTCGGCGTTTCTGGGGGAAGCATTAGGAAGAGGAGGAAAATGACATGATTGTCGGAGCAAAATATCTGACATGGGCACCATTTACCAGCGGCGGGGAAGGCGCTGCTGTTGTGTATGGGACCGGAACGGCGGAGGCTGACAAGGTGGTTCGGGTGGACATGAGCGAAGAGCGGTCTGATGTGCCGTTCCATGCGGATGATCACCGGATCGACCGGGACAACTCCATCAACGGCGCGAGCCTCAGCATTGAGGTGGCGCAGCTGACGGCGGACATGCGCGAGGGCATGCTGGGCCATGTGGCGTCGTCTTCTGTTTACAGCGTGACGGATGCTGCCAGCCCGTTCGTGGGCGTGGGCTTCGTGCTGAAACTGCGCTACAAGGGCACGGAAACCTATCGGGCATACTGGTATCACAAAGTCCAGTTCTCCGAGGGACAGCGGTCCTTTAATACCAAGGGCGAAAATCTGGAGTTTCAGACCGAGTCCCTGGAAGGTGCTGCGGAGGCCGTACAGCTGACGACCGGCGGCGCGTTCGAGTATTATTGCTATACCGAAGTATCCACGGATGCGGCTGCACTGACCTGGCTGAAGGGCAAGGCCGGAATTACCTGATATAGTCAACAGCGGGGCGGGTTAATCCCCGCTCCGCGTTTTTTTGTATAAAGGGGTGCTGAAATGGAAAAGGTTCTGATTGGAGATCATGAGTATGAGCTCGTGTTCAATATGTACGCCATGGAGCTCATCGAAGAGAAATATGACGACGCCAGGGCGACGATAAACCGGCTTGTGGAGAGCCCAAAACAGGAATTAAAACTCTGCAGGGAGCTGTTCGTAATCATGGCGAACGCAGCCAGGGAAGCGAAGGGCGAACCGGAAGACGTTACGGACAAGCCTCTGAAGGAAATGAAGTTTGAGGATTACAATAATCTGATGCTCCGGGCAAAATTGATCATCGAAGTCGCTCATGGAATGCGGAGCGAAACCACCGGAGGAAATGAGGCGGACGATACGGTCCATGACGCGTATCTCGAGGAAGACGAAAAAAACGCGTAGACCGGCGTGGGATGCGGGTCCGTGAATATTACGGATACGCGCTCATTGCCGGGATCACAAATACGGAAGCAAAGCACATGACTCCAGGCTGGATCATGGATATGTATAACATCCGCTGTAAGCACGAGCTACGGATCCGCGGGAGGCTGCGGCGGAGAAGATAAAGGAGCTGATGGGCAGTGGCTGACGAAATCAAACAAAAGATAGTCCTTGAGGGTGAAAAAGAGTACAGCGCCGCCCTGAAAGATGCGAACAGTAAACTGCGGGCACTGAAAGCGGAGCTGAAGGCGGAAACAACAGAGCTCGGGATCAATGCTGCGGCGAATGAAAAGAATGCGCTGAAGGTCAAGAGCCTGAAGCAGCAGATCGAACAGCAGGAAAAGGTCGTCAATACTCTGAAGGCGGCCCTGGGCGAAGTCGAAAAGAATTATTCCAACAATTCGGCCGAAGTGGAGAAGTGGCGGACGAAACTGGCGAACGCACGGACCACACTGGCCAATATGAAAAACGACCTGGACAAAACTGAGACGGAACTGAAAGAGAGTCAGACCGCGTTCAGTGGTGCCGGGACGGAAGCCTCGAATTTTGGCAGCAGCGTAAAGGATGCGGAGAAAACCGCGAACGCAGTCACATTCCAGAGCGTCAACACCGCGATCGACAACCTGACCACAAAGATGCAGAACGCGGCGAAGCTGATCGCCGGCATCGGAAAAAGCGCATGGGAATGGATGGGCGACAGCGGCGAATGGGCGGACACGCTGGCCACAGAGAGCACGAAATGGGGCGTGGATCCGCAGACGCTGCAGGGCTGGAGATATGCAGCGCGGTTCGTCGACACGGAAGTCGAGACGATCGCTGCCGGATTCCGGAAACTGACCAACCGGAGCGATGAGGTCAACGGGGCGCTGGGTGATCTTGGGATCGACGTTGAACAGAATACGAATGAGGTGTTCTGGGATCTGGTTGACGCACTCAGCCAGATGGACGAACAGACGGCAAATGACACGGCGCAGCAGTTCTTCGGGAAATCATTCCAGGAGATGCTCCCGCTGATCCGGGCAGGGCGCGAAGAGTGGGAAAAATACGTCGCAGAAGCGAACGAGTCCGGGTATGTGCTGGATGACGATCAGCTGAGCAAGCTGACGAAGCTCGACGACGCAAATCAGAAACTGGAAGCAAGTTTCGAGAGTATGAAGCTGACGCTGGCGGAACAGCTGGCGCCGGCATTCGAGACGATCGCGAAGGCCATGAGCGACGTGGTCACCAGTTTCACCGAGTGGAGTAAGACAGAAGAGGGCCAGAAGTCCCTGGAAGGGCTGCGGGATGCGATCACCGGGATCGTGAGCGGGCTGACAGAAGGCGAAGGATTCAAGGGGCTTGTGGACGGTGCTGCCGGCGCAGTGAGCACACTGACAGACGCGCTCACGTGGATAAAAGATAATTGGGATGTCGTGAAGATCGGGATCGCCGGTCTGGGTGCCGCGTTCGGCCTGCTGAAAGTAAGTTCCACGGTCCTGAGCGCCCTGCAGCTGATCAAACAGATTCCCTGGGGATCACTGCCCAAAGATGTCGCAGGCGGCGGAGGCGGAGGAGGAGGAGGAGGCGGGTTCCTCTCGAAAGCATCCGGATGGATGGCGAAAAATGCGTCACTGTTCTCTGCCGGAGGCGGATGGCTGACCGCCGGCGTGGCCGCGGGGCTGGCCGGGATGGGCATCGCCGGGAAGGCGATGATCGACGCCAACCTGAACGATGAGAATCTGAATGCCGTGTATGGCAGCAACGGACTCAGCGGAAACGTCATCGACACCATGAGTGCGGAGGCCGCCAGGAAGGCAGCGGAATACTGGTCCACATACACAGCCGGCGGAGAATCCGCATTTGATGCCCGGGACGCGCTTTACTCCCAGCTGGAGAGTGAGGGCTATGTCAACACGGAACAGGCTGTCAGTCTGATCGAAAGCGCATTCGAGAACGCGCTGAGCGGAAACGATGCGGACGGGCTTGTCGCTCAGATCATGACGCAGCACCCGGAGATCTTCGGGGACAATCCGCCGGATGATTTTTACAGCACGGTCATGGATGCCCTGAGCTGGCAGGATACCGGAGATGAAGGGCTGACCAGTGAAGACGTGAGCGGGTTCGCGGCGCTGCCGGAACAGATCAAACAGTATGCAAAATCGGGTATCGCAGAAGGCGCGGCGGGTCTGAGCATCACGATGGACGGATACGCTGTCGGACAGGTGACGGCCCCGTATGTGAGCCAGATCCTCGGAAGCCAGATACCTTAAGGAGGGACAGGCGTGCAGCTAAGACACAGAGTCGCGCTGAACGGCGTGGAGCTGGACGAACTGGATGATCGGATCATTATCCAGAGCATCCAGACGGCCAGCGGACAAACGAGCATGACCGGAATCAGCCTGTATGGAAGGGACGGCCAGCGCCTGACAAACGTACAGCGGGACACGATCGATGTAGAAATCGGGTTCGGGCTGCTGATCCGTAAGACGGATATGGCGGCCCGGGCTGAGTTACTGGAAACCGTGAACACGTGGGCAGCAGCTGCGTCGAAAGAGAACGGCGGCGCCTGGCTGACGGTCAACTATAAAGAGAACCGGCGGATCTTTGTTGTGCTTGCGGACCCGGCGGAGGAAGGCGACCTGAAGGATTGGACGAACACGTTCCGGATCACGTTCCGGGCGTTTGGCGTGCCATACTGGCAGGAAGCGCAGGGAAAAACGACCATGCTCCGCATTGGGACAAACCAAACGGCGACAATCGTTGTCAGCGGGAGCGTGAGGACCGTTGCAGATGTTGAGCTAAAAAACGAAAGTGGCGCGAACATCAGCACGGTCACGGTCAGGGCCGGATCATCCGTGATGGTATTCGATTCCCTGGGCATGGGGGCAAGTGAAACGCTGGTGATTGACCATGACGGCAGCGGGATGCTCAGCATCCGGATCAGGAACTCGCTGGGCCAATACCGGAGCGCAATGGACAAGCGGACCGGGGAAAGCTCGGATGATCTGTACATCAGCCCGGGAGAGCAGACCATCGGTTTCACGAGCCAGCGCGGATGCAGCATGATCGCCGTGGCCCGCGGGCGTTTTCTGTGAGGTGATGACAGATGATCCTTTTGGACGGGCACACGCTGAACCAGCGTAACAGGTTCACGCCGGAGAGCTTCCAGCTGCAGATCGAAGAAAGAGACAGCAGCGCGACGATCACGGTTGGGCCGGATGCTCCGGAGATTGCGGTCGGGGACTGGATGAAGGACGACACGGAGCCAGGAAAAGGAATCGTGTGGCGCGTGCGATCGATCGAACATGCTTACCGGGACAACACGCGCACCATCAATCTGGAGCACGTTATTAAAACACTGCAGGACACGGTGATATTCGGGGAGGTATCCACGAGCAAACTGGGCGGAGGATCCGCAAAGAAGGCAGTGGAGTACATCCTCGGGCAACAGGATATCTGGGTTCTGGGAGATTTTGAGTATGATCTGACGGCGCCGTTTGAGTTCAACAGTGACACACTGCTGGAGGCGCTGGAAGAGATTTCCTCTGCGCTGGCGGATAATGTATGGGAATATGATCTGACGGC